ATTACCCCTTCTTTTTCAAACCAATTCAGGACGGAATGGACCGTCCAAAGACAGAACTTGCGTATAGAGTACCCGCAACGAAGTATACGCGTAAAAAACTCGAGACGAACCAGCGGTTACAAGAAATCGACGGGCTCGATACCACGATCGACTGGAAAAATACGGGCGACAACTCGTACGACGGTGAGAAGCTCAAACTCCTCGTCCACGATGAGAGCGGCAAATGGGAGCGTCCGACGAACATCCTCAACAACTGGAGGGTCACGAAAACCTGTCAACGAGCAATGCTCTTGACAAAGGTGGTGATAACTTTAAAAAATTATATAATGATTCAGACATCACACAACGAAACGCGAATGGACAAACTCGCTCTGGATTATATAGCTTGTTCATACCTATGGAATGGAATTACGAAGGATACATTGATTCTTATGGCTTACCTGTCTTCCAAACATAGTGGATTAAAGCAAGATCAAGATGCTTTAAACGAATTTTATAGACAATTTCCACGTACTGAAAAGCACGCGTTTAGAGATGAATCAAAAGAGTCTTTGTTTAATCTAACTAAAATTTATGAGCAAATAGATTTTAATGAAGATATGCGTAATTCTATAAATGTAACACAAGGAAGTTTTCAATGGCAAAATGCAGAAAAAGATACTAATGTTATATTTGTTCCAAATAAAGATGGTAGGTTTAAAGTAAGTTGGGTACCACCTACTCATATACAAAATAGAAGATATAAAAAAAATAATACATATTACCCAGGTAATGAACACATGGGTGCTTTTGGTTGTGACCCATATGATATATCAGGAACGGTAGATAAAAGAGGATCAAAAGGATCATTACATGGTTTAACAAAGTTTTCAATGGAAGACGCACCACCTAATCATTTCTTTTTAGAATATATAGCTAGACCACAAACAGCTGAAATATTTTTTGAAGATGTTTTAATGGCTTGTGTTTTTTATGGTATGCCAATATTAATCGAAAACAATAAACCTAGGCTTTTATATTATTTTAAAAAACGTGGTTACAGAGGTTTTTCTATGAATAGACCAGATAGAAAATATAATAAACTATCTATAACTGAAAGAGAATTAGGTGGAATACCAAACTCTAGTGAAGATATTAAGCAAGCTCATGCTTCAGCAATAGAAACATATATAGAAACATTTGTAGGTTTAAAAGAAACTGGTTATGGAGATATGTATTTTCAAAAAACGTTAGAAGACTGGGCTAAATTTAATATCAATAATAGAACACGACATGATGCTTCTATTAGTTCTGGATTAGCTTTAATGGCTTGTAATCTTGGTATTAAAAGATATGATAACAAAGGTACTGTATCAAAAATAATAAGTTAAATGAATATATATACTAACTCAAATAGTTCTTTCCCTAGTCAGGTAGTAAGCAACGCTGAAAAATCTAGTTTAGAATACGGTAGTCAAGTAGCAATGGCTATTGAATATGAGTGGTTTAGATCTGGTAGAACAAACGGTAATAGATATTTAACTAATTGGAATAATTTCCATGAGTTACGTTTATATGCTAGAGGCGAGCAGTCTATACAAAAATATAAAGATGAATTATCAATTAATGGTGATTTGTCTTATCTTAATTTAGACTGGAAACCAGTACCTATTTTATCTAAGTTTGTAGATATAGTAGTTAATGGTATATCACAAAAAGCTTATGAAGTAAAAGCTTATGCTCAAGATCCTAGTTCAGTTAAAAAAAGAACGTCATATGCTTCTAAAATGTATGAAGATATGTTGGCTAAAGAGTATATACAAAATATTAAACAAGTTTTAGATATTGATTTATACCAAACGCCAAACCCTGATATTATACCAGAATCAGAAGAAGAGCTAGAACTTCATATGCAGTTAAAATATAAGCAAGCTATAGAAATAGCAGAAGAAGAAGCTATATCTACTGTTTTTGCTCAAAACAAATACAATTTAACTAGACGTAGAATAAATATGGATTTAGTTACAATTGGTATTGCTGCTTGTAAAACTAATTTTAATACTGCAAATGGTATAACAGTTGACTACGTAGATCCTGCATATATGGTTTATTCATATACTGAAGATCCAAACTTTGAAGATATATATTATGTTGGTGAAATAAAATCAATAACAATACCAGAGCTTAAAAAAGAGTTTCCACATATATCTGAAGAAGAATTAAAAAGAATACAATCAATGCCAGGCAATAGACAATATATTACTGGTTGGGGTGGTTATGACGAAAACACAGTTCAGGTTTTATATTTTGATTATAAAACATATAATGATCAAGTGTTTAAAATAAAACAAACAGATCAAGGATTAATGAAGGCTATTGAAAAGCCAGATACATTTAATCCACCAGAAAGTGATATGTTTGAAAGAGTATCAAGATCTATTGAAGTATTATATAGCGGTGCTAAAGTTTTAGGAACTGATACAATGCTTAAATGGGAACTTGCTGAAAACATGTCAAGACCATATGCTGATACTACAAAAGTTGAAATGAATTATTCTATATGTGCACCACGTATGTATAAAGGTAGAATAGAATCATTAGTAAGCAAATGTGTAGGTTTTGCAGATATGATACAACTAACGCATTTAAAACTACAACAAGTTTTATCTCGTATGGTACCAGATGGTGTATATTTAGATATGGACGGACTTGCTGAAGTTGATCTTGGTAACGGTACTAACTATAATCCTGCAGAAGCATTAAATATGTATTTCCAAACAGGTTCTATTGTTGGTAGATCATTAACTCAAGATGGTGAACTTAATAGAGGTAAAGTACCAATTCAAGAATTGCAAAGCAGTAGTGGTGGTGCTAAAATACAAAGTTTAATTACTACGTATCAATATTATTTACAAATGATACGTGATGTAACCGGACTTAATGAAGCAAGAGATGGTAGTTTACCTGATCGTAATACATTAGTTGGATTACAAAAATTAGCAGCTAGCGCATCAAATACAGCTACAAGACATATAAATCAATCTAGTTTATATATAACTCTTAGAATAGCTGAGAATATTGCTTTAAAAATAACAGATGCTTTAAGTTTTCCATTAACATCTAACTCACTTAAAAATTCAATATCTACATTTAATGTAAAAACATTAGAAGATTTAATTGATTTAAATCTACATGATTTTGGTATATTTTTAGAATTAGAGCCTGATGAAGAAGAATGCTTAAAATAAAACGCAAGCGTAAGCAAAGACAAGATATACAAATACAACAGTCAAATATGCAAGCTCAAGCAGATGCTCAAGCTTCAACTGCAGAGAAAACAGCTATGGCTGAAGTTCAAAAACAAGAAGCTATTTCAGGTTCTAAAGTTCAATATGAACAAGCTAGAACTCAAATGGAAATACAAAAAATGGAAATTCAAGCAAAACTTGATCAACAAAAAATGCAATTGCAACATCAACTCGATATGCAATTAAAGCAAATGGAAACTCAAGCGGCGCAACAAAAAGAAGATCAAAAAGAAAATAGAAAAGACAGGCGTATAAAAATGGAAGGTACGCAACAAAGTGAATTAATAAGTCAAAGAAAAAACGATGGCTTACCTATAAACTTTGAACAACCAAGCGCTGATGCTTTAATGTAGCGTTTATTTAATTATTTAATTATATTATATTATGTCAGAAGTAAAAACAAATGAACCTGTTAAACAAGAAGGTGACTTTAAGTTAAAAACTAGAAAGAAACGAACACCTAAGAAATTAACAGAAACTAAGGATAATATTACAAAAGTTAATATAAATCCTAAAGAACCTTTAGTTGAATTAGAACCAGAGGTTAAAAAAGTAGTAATACCTAAACAAGAAGAAAATGCCGTTCAAGCACAAGAGACAAATGATAGCAATGTTGTTGTCGAAGAATCCAAAGACAGTAGCAACAGCGAAGGAGTGGTTGAAGAAGTACGGACCACCGAAGAAAAAGTAGAAGAATCTCCAATACAACTTGT